TCTCTGGCCTTGGCGGTCATGCGCTCCATGGCAGCGTTAGCCTCATTTATGCCCATTCCACTGGTAGCAATAGCCTTTACTGTGGCCATCTGCTTTTCAAAATTCTTGTAGGTGTTGATGGTATCCATCACGCCATAGCCTAAACCGGCCATACCAGCTACCTGCAAGGGCAGGCCCATCATCATGCCACTAGCCATGTTGGACATAGAATTTTTCAGCCCTGCCAGCTTTTCAGCACCATTCTGCCGGATGTTGACCGTAGCCGTATAGACTTTACCGCCTATCCCTTTGAGGGTTGTTTCTATGCCCTTGGCCTTTGTGGTGGCGTTATCTTTCAGCCCCACCGTGGCCATGTATGAGCCTTTCACTCCATTGAGTGCTATCTTGGTTTTGTCCAGGTCTTTGGCCATAGTCGATGCCGACTGGCCAACACTTCCCATGTCCTTCTTGACTGTGTTCAGCCCCAAATCCACCCGCTCGGTGGCCTGCTTCACACCATCAAGAGACTTGTTCACCGACTTGATTTTCGCTGTCAGGCGGTCTTTAAGTTCAAGGACCGCCGATAATGTCATTTGTGCATTATTATCGCTCATAGCCTTAACCGCCCTCCTGCTACAATCTGAGCAAGCACTTTGAATTCCTCATTTTTGCGCTTGTTGTATTCCACCATCGCTGTATAGCAAAAAATCTTTTCTGGCTCTGGGAGAGAAAAGAAGTAATCAAGCTTATGACCTCTGAGAAGCAGGAAGGCGGCAGTTTCCGCCTCCCAGTTCTCCTTGATTAGTTTTTTGCCGTTTCGTGGATTTCAGCATGGATTTCTTTGCGGTAGCCTGCCAGCTGCATAATCTTTACAGAAAGCGCAGCCACTTCGCCCGGCTGGAAAAGTTTCTCCGGCAGGTCGGTCGGTTCCAGGCATTCGAACGTTTTCAGCAGTTTGCTGTCTTTCAGGTCAGGAGCCACCACGCTATTGACGATGATATAAGAATCCGAATCATCGAGAGAAAGCGCTTCAAGCACCAGCGCACGGCTCGGCAGTTTTACAGTCAGCGTGCCGATACTGGTTTCAAGGTCATACTGGGCTTTCTTGGCAGCCTCAATAGCCTCTTTCTTTTCAATCAGTTCTTTAATAGAAACAGCCACTATAATTCCTCCAATCAAAAGGAGCAGGTTTTGCCCTGCCCCTCATCACATAATATTATTCAGCTACAGTTTCGATAAAGGAAGCATCCTCCGGCGTGAAGCCAAACGGGAATTCCTTTTCGACTACCTGCCCCTTTTCGAAGTTCATAAGCGTGAGCTCATTGAACCATACATTGTCGATGGAGCAGCGTTCTTTCTGCCCGTCCACCGCATCAGGGTCATCAATCAAGCCGACAATGTTGGCTCGCGGGTCATGGCCATTCTTCCATTCCTCCAGATACTGATTGATGTTGCGGTTGATAACGCTCTTGATGGTGAAGGAGCCCTCACCAGTCAAGGAGACAATCTTGGAGTCCTTGCTGTTACCGATAAGCACATCTTCGCGGTCAGCAGTAACCTTGGCCTCGAATTTGCTGATTTCAAACAGCAGCAGGCCGTCCCACCAAACACGACCATGAGAGCCGTTCCAGCGCCGACGACCACGATATTTTACGTCCTCTGCATCTCTTGCCATAATCTATGTCCTCCTTTATTACATCAAGAAAGTAATCTTCAAATCTTCCATCGCGTTTACAGGGGTTACTCGGCCGGAAAGCATTACTTTCGTACCGGTGTTGTATTCGCGAATCTGCTGCACCGTCAAATCGGCGGGGTCATCAAGGCCTTTCAGCTTGATGTAGTCCTGCTGGGCCGCTTCGTCGATATCCACGGTGTTGACCGCCGTGGGGCTTGCATCCAGCACGTTGCCTTTAAGCCCACGGAAATACACGAGGATGGCACCGATAAAGAGCATCTTGTGGTCATAATCGTTGATGATTTTACCAACATACTGGTCTTTGAAGGTGTCGCGGATATCATCCGTAATCATATCGACTGCTTCCACAATCTTGATATAGCGGAAATCCTCGCCCACATCGGTGGTGAAGGTGTGGAGGGAGTTGCAAGCACGAGCAATCTTCACGCCATTACCGTCGAATTCGTCGAACAAGCAAAGCTCGCCATCGCTGATATTGGTGTCAATATCTTCGTACAGGTCGCAATCCACAACTTCGGGGAGCTCGTAATAGGTAGCGGAACGGTCAAGCGCCAGCCCTGCCAATACACCGGCAATGCGTGCGGTATATTCTGCTGCACTATATACCAGATACTTCTGGATAGTGTTCGGCACCTGCGTTTCATCGCCGCCCGCAAGGTTCAGCGCATCCGTGTATGCAGGATTGATTACACGGATGTGGTCCGTGGTAAGGTTGGTCACGCCCATGTTATCTGCGGGAGTGTGGGCAACAACAGCTTTGAAGGTTTTGCGGTTGTTGTTACGCTTCGTTTTCACCCAGGTGGCCAAATCCGTCATTTCCTGGGCCGTAGCCGTAGGATGGCAGATGTAGTTCCACTTGATGTTGTAAATCTGCTTCAACACCGTGGCCTGCGTGATGAGCGTTTCTGCTTCCTCACCCTCTGCCGGTTCGGCAGGGGTTACACTGTCCAGAGGCAGCGTATAGAGCAGTACCTTTGCAGGCGTGCCCAGCAAGCACTTCTTCACAAGGTCGGTGTTCTTATCGGACAAGCCATCCGGCACATCCGTAACATCAACAATCTTGTAAAATTTGCTGGTGTTCGTCACTTCATTTTTCAGCAGCATCACCACGATGCCGCGCGCGCTACGCTGAATAGCGCTTACAGATTTTGTCTTAAAGTCAATAATGACCTGCGGTAAACCGAAATCAGACATATATTAAACCTCCTCATAATCTAACTCTTGAAAATATCCATTGATGTAAAGTTCCCGCATAAGCTCGCCACGTTCCACCGGCAAGAAGTCTGTGAAATCAAGGGAAAACTCATAATGCAGGATTTCATCCACTATAACGCTGTTATTCTCCAGTATGGTGATATGCCTGTCTCCTATCTGGAGCACAGGCCGAATCGCCTCATCCAAAGTATCAATAGCATCATATAGGAGAGAGCGCTTTACTCGCCCTCTGCAGTCCGGCAGGATAACAAGCTGAATATCGATGCCGATTGACCTGTCATAATAAACTCGGTCGATGGTTTTCCGTCTGGGGGCCAGCTCCACATAGAAGTAACTCCTGCAAGCCTTCTCCACATTGTCGAAGTGTACTTCGTAAGCGGGAAAGTTCGCTTTCAGGAGTGAAGTGATAGCCGCCCGAATATCTCTTGCTTTTATCACTTCAAAATCGCCCCCAGTATCGCCATAGCATCATCAGTGAAATTATCCTTCGTTTCATCGAAAGCCTTATGCAGCATACGCTTGCCTTTTACCACTTTGCCGGTCCATTTGCCGTGAATCTTCACGCGATGGCCATACTCAACGTGGGCGGCATATTCGGCATTATTCGAAACCTCTGCTCGATTAAGGCCGACAAGCCGCATTTTCCAGCTATTGCGCAGGTTGCCAGTGTCCACAGGCGTATTATTGACCGCCCGCCCTCGGAGCAATTCGCCCTCATGAGCAAGAAATTTAGCTCCGGCAGCAGGCGCTTTTTTCGCCATGTTTTCAAGCCGTTCCTGCAAATCATCGAGGCCGTTAATCGTCAATCCCATTGCCTGCCTCCTTTACCTGCTTCACAGGTATTTCTTGATGGGTAGGATAGACAAACCTTTTCCCGGCATTCATCAGAAAGTGCTGGCCATTGTGGGTGATTTCCACAATGTCGTTTTCTCTTATCTGATACTCAGGAGAACAACAAAGCCGCAGGTCAGAAATGAGGTTCACGCCTCTATCTGTTTTGTCCTGGGTTAAATCCTTGCCGTACTGAGACAGTTTGCAAGGGATAGCCTCATAAATGGCCGTTTCCCCTTCGTCGTAATCATCAGAGCCATCATCAGCCTGTATCTGCGTTAGCCGGTAAATGTTGGCCGTGTCCTTGTACATCACATTATGCAGGATGCTTTGAAGCCTCACATAATTCGGCATCAGCTCCACCTCAGCTTTCGATAAAGGTTGAGCTTGCTGCAGATGGTCGCAAAATCGGCATCTGCCGCAATGCCAGGAGACTCCGTGGCTGTGGCAAACTCGAATTCTGTATCGTCCATCTTTACTTTTTTCAGTCCCTGCGTGTCGCTGGTGCTGTCCTGTTCCCTTTTGAAAAGCAGGTCAGCACAGGTGTAAACCAACGCAGGCGGGAAATCGTCCCTGTTACAATAGTCCAGCACATCGAGGATGAGCTTATCAGCATAAATCTGATAGATAGCATCCTTTTCGGTGCCAGTATCGCCCAGCAGAGTTTTGGCTGTCTCGATTATCCGAGTAGCTGCCTCCTCCGGTGTCAAAAAAGCCATGGCCGCCTCCTCCCGCTAAAAATGGGCATAATAAAAGCACTATGCTTTATTGCAAAGTGCTTTCATTGGTTTATATTCTTTTATGCCGTTACCCGGTCGGCAAAGAATTCTTTCCAGTCCGGGTTTTCGCGGTCAAATATCTCCTTTTGCTCCTTGGTCAGATTGTAAGGATAATCTTCGTAGAGGTTGAATATTTTCTTTTTGTCAAAGCTGAACTCCCACACCCCAACACGTTC